CCAATCCGAAAACAACTGGTGGTCGAAATTGGGAAGTTCAGTTCTAACAATCTCATTCATCCAGTCGGCGGGGGTGTTCGGATATTGTTTGGATTCATCAAGGGTCATTCGCCACATGCCGCATATGTTCTCCCACTCATCTCGAGAGTAGGGGTGCATTTCAAGCACGGCAGAGACGAAATCACCAATGATTGGGGTGTTTCGGTCAGTCAGCCAAAAAGCGAAAGCTTTTTCCTGCAGCTTCCGCAGTGGAGTAATATTACTCGGCAATGCAACAGTCAAGTGAAATTTTGAGAGTTGTCTCACAATATCACAACAGCTATTGCTATCACCAAACCAAACGTCGGGCCCATAACGTCTGGCGAGGAAAGTCACTCCTAACGAACCACGGGGAACCCGAACTAAGTCGAGTGTCTGCCCCATGGACCGGGCTGACCTGATGGCGCCATCCCGACACATATCGGCGCTCAAGCCGTCGTCACCTCCATAAATCCCAAGAGAAAAATAGGCCTCAGTGGGAGTCATAAAGGAGGTGCCGCGGCGAGTCCTCCGATAACCCATATATGCGATAAACGCGTTTAGGAGGGTGTTGAATTCTGAAGTCTCCGGGGATCCGGATGATCGAGCATAACCAGTGTCATAGCGCACCCCGAAAGGGGTAGAAGCTTTGAGACAATACTGGTTTCGCATCAATTTCAGTAGGTCTGAGGTGCAGTCCTTGCGAAAGCCATAAATGGCTATACGTCTTTCGAACTCGCGCCCCAGGGCGTCAACATTCCCATCCATACGGCTGAAGTCAGTGTTATCAACCCAATTTGAATGGCAGCAGATAGCAGCAACTCGCTCTGCAATTTCTTGCGGCGATTTGCTAAAAGCATACCACTCCTTGGTCTTGATGTAATCTTTCAGCGCGTACATAAACCGCGAATACTGGAGTTTGTCGCTCCCGTTAATCGTGGTAATCATACGTGGGTCAGTCACAGATGGATAAGCCTCTTTCTTCACGAAGTTCTTCGCTCGTGAGGTTGGCTCCTCATGATGAGCAGCATCCAATATGCGACGTTGTGCGGGTCTGTCCTGCCTGGCATAAACCTCCGCGACCGATACCGGGCCGAGGAAATGTTTCCTTCCAGCGAATAACTGCTCAACAAATTCATCCATGCAATCCGACACAAAATTCGATAGCTCGGGTTGGATGGGTTTCTTGAGTTTTGTCACTCGTTCGGTGGCAGCCCTGTGGTCATTGCCGTAGCATTGATCAGGGGCAAAGCCACCGTGTAGGAGTGGAAGCATGAAGGCTACCATGCCAGGTTTGGCATCAGCATCCGGATCTCTGTCTGGAGCAACCCATTGGAACCGTCGTACAGCATCAGTTAAGGTGCTAACAACAGGTCCCGTCTTGGGTTGGTTGCGGGTATGGTACTCATGGAGCACCTCGCATCCGAGGTGGACAGTCTCGGAGTAACCGCCCCCGTCGCGTTCCATAACACCTTTGACACAGCTAACAGTCATAACAGACTTGCTAGTACGATTGGTACACGCCAGTGCGTCATCAGCAGCACAGCTGATTTTCGCCTGTGTGTACCCACCAGCAAGCCCGGTACATTGGTAGATGCCTGTATCGGTGTTTATACGCAACCTGCTGAACATCCCATCATTCACACGTAAGATGTCTAGG